GCGGAAGACGCACTACTTGCACTAATTCACGACCGCTACGAAAAGGAATTGGAAACGCAGCGCGTATCGTTCGACCGCCAAATCGAAGACCTCAAAAACAAACTAGCCACGGAAAAGAACCTAACCGAGACCGCGCGGAACGAAATAAATACAACGATAATAGCGTTAACGCAGCAACGCAACTATACCCTTTCCCAGATGGAGGAAGAACACGCCCGCGAGAACATCGAAAAGGCGGTCAAGGCGGAAGAGGAAAGGTTGCAACTTATAATCGAAACCACACGCAAGGGTAGTGAGGCACAACGCGCAGCACAAGAAGAACTACTGCGGCAACAACAAGACGCGGCCATTATGGAAATTGAGCAATCGGAATTAACCGAAAGCCAAAAGGCCGAACGCCTGCTACTCATTGCCCAACTATACGAACAAAAACGCGCCGAGATTCGCAAGGCCGCGCAGCAAGAAGAGATTGCCGCGATCCAAGCCGACTTTGAGCAACGTATCCAACAAGAGGCCGAGAATGCCATAACGCAACAACAATTGCGCGTAGAGCAGAAAAAGGCCGAATTGGACGCATTGCACCAAGTAGAGGGCGAAAGCGAAAAGGACTTTTTGGCGCGGCAATTAGAGGCAAAGAAAGCATACACCGAGGCCGCGAATAAACTAACGGAAGAGGAGAACAAGGTCACGCAGTCGAAGTTGACCGTAGCATCAAACACGCTCAACGGCCTATCCTCTATTATGGACGCTTTCGGGGAAGAGAACAAAGCCGCCGCCGCAGCATCGAAGATTCTGGCACTAGCGCAAGTGGCCATAGACACGGGCAAGGCTATCTCCGCAGGTGTGGCGAGTGCTATGTCTACACCATTCCCCGCCAATATCGCAGCCGTTGCCACGACCATTGCAACCGTTATGGCCAACATCACGACCGCTATTAAGACTATCAAGTCGGCCAAGTTTGCGGAGGGCGGCACTATCAGCACGGACGGCGGTAACGTAAGCGGCACGGGTACGGGTACTAGTGATTCAATAACCGCCCAACTATCCAACGGCGAAAGCGTGATGACCGCAGCCACAACGGCTATGTTTGCGCCCCTGCTATCCACCTTGAACCAAGCGGGCGGCGGTGTACCTATTCAACCGACAAACACTATCTACACGCAACCGAGCGCAGAGGGCGGCGGGATGGACTTGTTTACCGATACGATAATAGACGCCGTTAAGGCAATACCACGCCCCGTGGTCAGCGTTGAGGAAATATCCAACGTGAGCAACCGCGTAGAGGTTATAGAGAATTTAGCAACAGCAAGGGTTCAATAATGACAAAGTACGAACTAACAAAGATAGCCGCATCCCTGCTGCAAGTCGCAAAGGCGAACAAGGTAACAACCGCAGACGTGGAAAAGTTACCCATATACGAAGACTATACCCGCCTATGTGGCGAGGGGCATAAGATAACGGCTATAATGTACTATTTGGCCGACCACTACGGCGTAAGTGAAAGCAAGTTATACCAATATTTCGCAAAGATGAAAAGTGCGGTGGAGTTGTAAGTTTTAATTAAGGGTTAGTTTTGAACGGGTGGCCGAGAGGTTGCCCGTTTTTCGTTATATCCCCCTTTTTGGGTAGTGAATCAGCCCGCCCGAAAACTTGCAAAGGTTATATATCTCTTTATCTTTGTGGCGAAAAATATTTGATTATGGCGCAATTAAGAATATATGGAGACATCGTTAACTCCGATGAGCAGGCGTTTTTAAAGATGTTCGGTGATACCGACTCAATCAGTTATAAGAACGTGGACGAATTTATCGGCGCGATCCCAGACGATGACAACAAAATAGATTTGCAACTGAATTGCAGGGGCGGTGACGTGGCCGAGGGTTGGATAATATACGACTCGCTACGCGCTACGGGCAAGGAGATTTCAGCGACCGTGGACGGGATATGTGCATCTATGGCCACTATCATTTTACTTGCAGCACCTAAAGAGCGCAGAGCCGCCCGACCACACGCAACGTTGCTTATTCATAACCCCTACATCCCCTACGCAGAGGGCGAACTCAACGCAGACGAACTGCAAAGCCTTGCGGATAAGATGCAGGCGGAACAAAACAAAATTTTAGACCTCTATGTCGAAAGAACGGGCGCAGACCGTGAACGGCTAACGGCGTTTATGAATGAGTCCAAACAGATGACGGCCGAGGAGGCGTTAGAACTTGGTTTTATTTCTAAAATAATCTCCCCCGCAAGTGCCAAGGCTAGCGGGCAAATTAAAAATCAAAAAATGAGTCTATTGGAAAAATTAAAAGCCCTCATCACCTCCGAGGAGGTAGACGAGGTGGTCGAAGAGACCGCGCCCGTGGTGGCTCTGGAACTCAATACCGAAAGCGGCGGTACACTTACCGTTGAGCGCGAAGAGGGAGAGCCGCAGGTCGGAGACAAGGCCACACCAGACGGCACACACAAGATGCCAGACGGAAAGACTATCGTTGTTAAAGACGGCGTTATCACGGAAATTGAGACGGAAGACCCCGAAGAAGAGACCGAAGAGTCCGAGGTCGAAACTCTCAAAAAGGAAAACGAAGAGTTGCGCAAGCAACTTGAAGAGGCCAACGCAAAGGCCGATGAACTCACCGCACAAGCAAGGACAAAGGAAGACCTCCGAATCCTAAACGCCGTAAAGGTAGCGGGCGGTATTGACAAGGTACTCGCAAAAATCAAAAGCGAGGGTAAGGTAGAGGGTCGCATCGTTGACGGCTCGAACGCAGCCGCAAAGGCAGACGAACGTAGTTGCATCCGAAAGGAACTTGACGAAATCCTCGCAAAAAAGCACAACAAGAAATAACCTTAATATTCATTCAAAATGGCAGCAAACAATTATCTTTCAAATCTGACATACTGCGCCGATGACGTCCGCGACTTGCGCGACCTTATCCGTGAAAGTCTCTTTACCGATGAGAACTTTTTGCAGTATGTAAACCTCCTCCAAGTCAAGAACGGAGAAAAGGCAGCCTTTATCGGTGACCTAGACGATGTAGGCCTCGCAGGTGCAGGGTGTGACCCCACCTATGTTGCGGGCGGCCTCGCCAATAGTGAGAAAACGTGGGCTCTTGGTGATTGGCATATCGCCCTTAAAATCTGCTACACCGTTCTTAACTCCACAATCGCCGAATATACCCTAAAGACGGGTACGGACATCCACGACCTCACAAGCACGGAGTTTATGAACGTTATTCTGCGCCCCGCTCTGGACAAAGCCCTGCGCGTAATGATTTGGCGTTTGGGTTGGTTCGGCAACACCGCAGCGCAGAACATCACCGATGGCGGCGTAATCACCAACGGCGTAGACGTTGACTTGCTCAAGGCTTGTAACGGTCTCTTCGTACGCTTGGCTACTATCGTAACCAACGACTCCGACCGCCTCACCGCTATTGCAGCCAATAGCCAGACCACCTACGCTACCCAAAAGAGCGCAATTCTCACTAGCGGCGTAGCCACGGGCATTGTAGATTCTATGCTCTTCAACGCCCCCGCTAAACTGAATAGCGACCCCGACCGAATCCTCCTCCTCTCTGGCCGCTTTGCCGATGCTCTCGCAGCCGACATCAAGGCCACATATAAGGCCATTATGCCTTGGGAGTCCGTGTTTGAGGGCTTCGACATTGCCGAATATGACGGCGTAAAGGTTGCCCGCATCCGCATTTGGGATCAGTTGATTGACAAGTACGAAAACACGGGTAGTGCTTGGAACAAGCCTTTCCGCGCCGTCTACTCAACTATCCGCAACCTTGGTGTAGGCACAAACGCCGAAAGCCTCTTTAGTGACTTTGACATCTACTTTAATCACGTTGACCGTAACAACTACATCTACGCTGCAGGTAAGATGGATACTATGGTCTTCGATGACGATAAGGTGCAGGTTGCTTGGTAAGCAAAGTTTAACGATGAATGTATGCGGGTGGGGTGGCCGTAGAGGCGTAAGCCTCACCCGTTATTAATTAACAACAAATTAAATTTAAAGATATGGCAACACAATGTGACAAATTTCTCGCAGCCGACATCCTCCCCTCTTGCGACTATCCCTTGGTCAAAGGTTTTGAGGCAGACGGCGTAATCATCCCCCGTGAATACATAGACTTTGCCTCTTCAAGCATCAGCGCGTCAAACGCCAACATTATTGAGGGCATTGTCTTAAAGACGGGTAAACGCGGCTATCAATGTCAGCAAATGGGTAGCGCACCGTTCAGCGGCTCAACCCAGACCCTCACCGTAGGCACATACTCCAACACTTGGGAGTCTTCGATCCAAGTACTTGTACCAACTTGGGGCGCACTCACGGCAAATCAAGTCGTAGATGCGCTTACCAATTCCGATAACGTGGTCGTACTGCGCAACAAGACCAAGACGGACGGCCTAGGCTCTACCGAGGGCAACGCCGAGTATCAAGTTTACGGATGGTGGCAGGGATGCCGTGCAAGCGCGGGCGAGCGTGACGCAAATTCCGATGATACCTTGGGCGGTGTTCTTATGACTCTCACCGAGTCGGGTTCTCCCCGTTCTGGTATGTTTATGTACACAACCAATGCCACGGCCACGGCTGCTGCGTATGCGGCTCTTTACGCTGAATAATGACAACGGCGGAGGCAAAACAAGAAATTATGGGATTAAGGGAGCGGTTCTCCGCCCCCTATTCCCAAACCGACAAAGACCTCATCCGTAAATTATACCTTGAGGTTATGGGGGTATCGTTTAGGCCGACAAGTTGCCAAAATTGTTATCACGATGCCGTCATACTGATTTATAACCGACTCAAAAACTACGAAAAAATGGCAAACGAGAAAGCATATTGGTTGAAAAACGGCGCGATTATCTGCTCGCCCCTCTTCAAGGGTGGCACAATCTATTCTAACGCCAACTTAACCGATGAAATCGCGGCCGAATATCTGGCACAATTCCCCGCCGCAGCGAAATTATTTGCCCGTGTAGGCACTCCAAAGGCTGCAACCGAGGAAACGCCCGCGCCAGAGGTGAAAAAGGCCGTAAAACGCAAGAAAAAGGCTGAAAAATGAACGTAAAAAATACCATAAAGCCGCAGAAGAGGGTAGACGTTGCGGAAATAGAGAAATTCCACATACAATCCTACGGCTATAACAACCTATACCCACAACACCTTGCAGGGATCGTGGCGGCTAGTGGTACTGCGTCCCTATGTTTAGACCGTTATCGCAAGTTCGTAGAGGGGTTCGGGTTCACCGATGAGACTTTCGCGGGCTATACGGTAGGCCGCAGGGGGTTAACGGCGGACGATTTACTCCGCGCCGTAGCCGATGACCTCACAAAGTTTGGCGGTTTTGCCATTCACGTTAACTACAATGCCTTGGGCGAGGTGGTGGAACTTACCCCCGTACCCTTTGAGCATTGCAGATTAGAGGAAGAGGATGACCACGGCAACGTTACGCACATCTGCACCCACCCAGATTGGAGCGGTCAGTTAAAGCGCAAGGGTTCAATAGTCAAGGTTGACGATTCCACGATTAAGCGGTGGCCGATATTCGACCCGCGCCCAGAGGTAGTGCAAGCACAAATGGAGGCCGTAGGCGGTATAGAGTACTATAACGGCCAGATACTCTGGGTATCTATCGCGGGGGATGGCTACCCCGTGCCTATATATGACCCCGCCGTGACCGAAATCTCAACCGATGAGGGTTTGGGTAACGTCAAGTACCGAAACGTACGCGCGAATTTCCTTGTATCTGCGATGATGATAACGAAAGCGGGTGCGCCCGCAGTCGGTGACGATGGACGCGGGGATGTAGAGGGCGGTATCCGTCTTGAGGATTTGGAGGGTTTCCAAGGTGACGTAAGGGCGGGGCAACTTATGCTCGTTGAGGTTGAGGATATGGAAGACGCCCCGAAACTGCAAGAGTTTCCACACCACAATTTCGACAAGGACTTTGCCACGACCGATGAATCCACGACCGAGCGTATTTACGCGCAGTTCCACCAAGAACTATTCCACGCTATCAGAATCGGCAAACTTGGTTTTAGCGGGCAAGTGATGCGCGAGGCGTACGAATACTACGCGGGAGAGGTCACCCACGAACAACGCTTTATAGAGCGCGTATTTGAGCGTATTTTCAAGCATTGGGGCGGCGCAGAGTTCACGGGCTTTAGCATCGCGCCACTTAAATACATAAATAGCGAAGAGTAAATGGCTTTAGACGAAAAACACCTTATCACGCTTGACGAGTTTCTGCAACTCACCCGCCCTGCATCCAAGCATTTGGACGAGGACGAGGTTATCGCGTTCGTGCGTGAGGTCGAAGACTTGCATATTATTCCACTAATCGGCACGACCCTATACAATACCCTTGTATCGGCCACGCTTGAAAGCGAACTAACCGCCGAACAACTAATCTTGTTCAAGGGTGGGACGTGGACATCTTCTTGCGGTTGTGATACCGACAAGGTTTGCGCAGGTCTCAAAAGGGCGGTGGCCTATCTGGCTTATGCGCGTATGGTGGCCGTTAACGGCGGGATCGTGACGCGCACGGGGTTCTATCAGCACAACGACACCTACGCAGACCGTATGGACGATAAGAACCGCGCCAACGCACGGCGAGATGTGCAGAATATGGCCGATTTCTATCTAGGCCAATGCGTAGAATACTATAACTACATAACCGATGCTTGTTGCGGGAGCAATGCCCCGCGTAAGCCGTTGGTTCGTATAAAATCAATCGGACACAAAAACTATAACTAATATATGGCAACAATAGACGAACTACGGGCAAGGGCTGAACTCATAGCCGAGGAGACCCAGATAGGCGGCAACACCGCAGAGCGTGTGGGCGAGGCTTTCGATATGGTGGCCGACATCATAGAGGCCGTAGACCCAGAGGAAAACCAAGCGGTATTGTATAACGAGCAATCACCCACGACCGCGCAGCAAGCACAAGCACGGACGAACATAGACGCGCAGCAGACGTTGACGTCTGGGTCGAACATAAAGACCGTTGCAGGGCATAGCCTTTTGGGTAGCGGAGACGTGGAATTGGACAACGTGGAGGTAACGCAGAGCGCATCCGCCCAAACCACGACAATAAGCGTTAACGATACCGACTATGCAATAGCGGTAGGCGCAGCACCCGTGGACGATTCGGTCAAATACACCGCCCCGACTTGGCAAGCCGTTAACACCGCCCTCGCGGACAAGGTCAACTATACCGACCTGCAAACGTCCGTTAGTGCTAGTAGTTCATTGCCCGTGCAGTCGCAAGCCATAGCCTCTGCCATAGCCGCAAGTGCGAACGTGCAAGCCGATTGGGACACTACAAGCGCGTCCGATGGTTCGTATATCAAGAACAAGCCCAATATAGTCGAAAACCTCGCGGGGTCTGCCTCTGAATCTACGACACTTATCAAGGCGGGCAATAACTCCACAAACGGGGCATACGTCCGCGTAGACCAAAGTACGGCCGCAATTAGCGGTAATGGTGGCGGCGTGGCCATTTCGTCCAACGGCGTAGAACTCACGGCGGGCAATAGCGGCTACCCCAACGCAACCGTTATGTATAACGGCTATGAGATAGCTAAAAAGACCGAGGTTAACGCAGTAGCAAGCGCAAAGGCCAATAAGGCAAGCAACCCGACAAGTGGAGACCTCGCGGCATTGGATAGTAGCGGCAACGTTACCGATAGCGGTTACAAACCTGCCGATTTCCAAACCGCCCTCACCTTTGACGATTACCCCACCGACTCAAGTAGCAACCCCGTAAAGTCTGGCGGAGTCTACACGATGTTAACGACCAAGCAAGACAAAATGTTCTTGGAGTCCATTAGCGGCGGCGGGGTTCTCCGCGCAGGGTTGAATTATTATCACAAGATGACAAGCACGGTAGATACGTTGAACATCATTTTGCCCGTGCCGTCAAGCATCATATATGTAAACCACACCATAATAGAATTTACAACGGGTACTACGCCAAACATCACCTTTACGTCAACGGCCACCGTTACGACCTCGTTAACCTTTGAGGCCAACACGCACTACCTCATAGAGTGCTACTATTCCGTAGACGAGTGGATCGTGGATTCCGTAGACGCGCGGGAAAAGGTGGACAATAAGGTTACGGCCATTTCGTCAAGTTCGACCGATGTCGAATATCCAAGCGCAAAAGCCGTTTACGATGAGTTGGCCGACAAACAAGACACTATTAGCGACCTTGCAACGATTAGGAGTGGTGCTAGTGCAGGTGCAACGGCATATCAGAAACCGAGCGGGGGAATACCTGCAAGCGACCTCGCAAGTGCAGTACAAACGAGCCTCACGGCCGCAGACAATGCCGCGCCACAAAGTACAACGTACACGAAGACGGAAACTAATACCCTTTTAGCGGCAAAGCAAGGCACACTCACCTTTGACTCTACGCCAACAAACGGAAGCACGAACCCCGTAACGAGTGGCGGCGTATATTCAGCGTTGGCAACAAAGGCGGACACCTCCACAACGTACACAAAGACGGAGGTAGATAATCTAATCGTACCCGCAAATACCACAATAAGCGTTGTTAGTGCATTGCCCTCGTCTGGTTCTGCTAATACGATTTATCGCGTGGCGGGGACTAATTCCTATTCAGACTATGGATGGGATGGTTCGCAGTTCGTACTTTTAGCAACCTATACAAATAGTCTATACCCTCAAATCGGCTATTATACTTGCGATTCCGCAGCATCGGATAGGATAAAAGTAGTCACGGCAAGCGGTTATACATTAATAGCGGGTAGTTGCTTGAAAATAAAATTCACCTATGCGACAACGTATTCCGACAATAATTGGCCTACGCTTTTAAACATCAATAGCACGGGGAGCAAAGGACTCTATTATAATGGCACACGGGCAAATTTAGATAACACTTGGGCAGCGGGGGATGTTGTAACCGTATTTTATGACGGAACGGCTTATTGGGCATATTCTTTACCTCAAAATGGAATCGGTCAACCTCTATCCTCAAAAACTTACGGCAAGAATATACCTTGTGCAGTAGAGATAATGGGGGGATTGTTTGAAAGTCGAAATCTTTTCAATAAATACGATGAGAATATCCTCACGGGGTATTATATTGCCTCTTCTTCGGGAAGATATTACACCAACGCAAGCTACAATGTCACGGGATGGATTCCAATAACCGAGGGGGAATCTTATATCGGAGCGTCCACTTCCCATACTTGCTTTTTTGACGGGGATTTCCAATATATAAGCGGTGCTGCGAGTTTAAGTACTGCGACAACTGCGCCTCAAAATGCCAAGTATATGAGGGTATCGTATTACGGGGTTAATACTGATAAGGTAATGATAAATAAGGGTTCGACATTATACTCCGTTGCAGATTTCAAACCTTATTTAAAGAGTACATTTGGGGTTAATATTCCGTGGGAGGAATTACCTACGTCTATTGTATCCCCGACAAAAATGTCGTTTTTAAACGGCAATCTATACAACCCCAACGACTCCGATATAGTAGAAGGGTATGTACTTGCAAACGCTAATGGAGAAATGACCGAAAATGATAACTACCTCGTTACTGGATATATCCCATTTTCACAATATGATGATAAATTGGTAGCATCAGTAAATGGTGTCGCAATGGAATCACCAGGCGGTTACCTTGTACTTTACGATGCCGACAAAAACCCCATAACGGGATTTCAAGAGAACACGGTAGATAGTGTGGCCACTTGGCAAGAGGATGTGGCCTATGTACGGTTTAGTATATCTCCAAGAACTGCGGACATCTGCATAACTAAAGGGCAAAGACCCGCGCCTTATACACCCTACGGGCAATATGATCTGGACGATTCCGTGGTAGTGCCAGACTCTAAATTTGTGTCATCAATGATGGGGCAAAGCGCATCCACGGCCACGGCTGATTCCTTGGCTACGGGCGGCAGTTTGGAGTTGGAAAATTTCCCCTACTTTATAAAGAAAAACCAAAGTTTAAGCGTTGAGGCGGGGGTCACCACTTTTAATGCTATCGTAGTAGGCAAAGGCTATGAACAATACCGTGGCCTATGGGCAGAAATTGACGCCACAAACATAGTGTTAAAATACCAATCAAATGACAACACGACCACAACGCTGACAACGCAACCCCACGGGTTGACTATCTCCACATTTATAAAAGTGGTGATGAGTTCAGACAATGCGGGTAATTTGTACATACTCTTGCAAACTCTTGGGGGAATGTTCACCTACACATATAGCGACTTTGATTTTGAATGGAACTATGCGCCTTTCGTGTTGAGTGACGGCTCTACTTTTACCAACGTAAAACTTAACGCTACAAATGCTGATTTCCGTTGTCCCGTTTGGGCATTTGGCGATAGCTATTTCGGTGTGAATAATAGTCGTTGGGTGGGAGTGATGAAAGAAATAGGTTTCTTTAACTTTATGGTTGACGGCCTTGCTGGTATTAGTAGCGCACCCGCTTTTGCTGAATTAAACCGCGCCTTGGCGTTTGGTACTCCAAAATGGCTTATTTGGTGTTTAGGATGTAATGATGTGGGGAATCCTGAAACTGCCATATTATATGCGGAGTATGTTGTCACTTTGTGCGAATCAAAAGGCATTACCCCGATCCTTTACACAATGCCGAACCTCCCAGAAAGGGACTACGACACCTTAAATACTTGGGTAAGGGCAAGCGGTTGCAGGTATATTGACTTCGACAAAGCGGTAGGTTCGCCGACCTACGAAGAGGGCGTGGATAATTGGTATGATGGATATTTGAGTAGCGACAACGTACACCCGTCACCGCTTGGGGCGCAAGCATTGGCAACGCAAGTGCTTATAGACTTTCCCGAATTGATGCAATTCGGGCGCAGTTCTTCATCTACCACTAATACTGATGATGGTAACGACCATTAAAGGTGGCAACGAGGCTTAAATATAAGTAAACATTAAAAACAACAATATGGAAAAGTTAAACCAGATAGAGACCAAAATAGCGGCCATTATTGAAAAGGTCGGCGTGGATCGTGTGCTGCATTTCGTAGTGGCCTACGCTATCGTTACAACGTGTTTACTCTACGGCCTAGCCTTTGCCGCCGCGCCTATCGGTTGCGGAGGTTGGGCAACAATCATACTTACCGCCGTGGCGTTCATCAAAGAGAAATACATAGACACCGAGTTCGATATGCACGACCTTTTGGCCTCGTTTTTCGGTTGTTGTGTTTCGTTGCTTTTATATATCCCGATAGACGCACTTTAAACAAATACCGCTATGCCTAAAACAACACCCATAGACTGCAAGCAGATTATACAAAGAAAGTGCCACCTCTGCCACATTACCTTCGTGGTATGTCTGGCGGTATCTATTACGCTTATCGTGGCGGGGTTCATCCTCCCACCCGTAGGGGTGATAGACGGGAGCGTAT